CGCTACTGCGACGTAATAATCAACAGCTACGTAAGGCTCACAGGAAACCTCGGCGTAACCTGCGAGAGAGACGGCAAGACATACCAATACACCGAACTCAAGCAAGAAAACGACCTCGCAAACGCGCGGGGGGGGGGTGCTAATTGCCCTACGGAGAGCAGCGCTGACGGCGCGGCGAACCGTTAAGAGAATCGCGCAAGCGATACGCCGAAAACTGAATAAATCAAATTAAAGGCAGGCTGGAAACGGTCTGCCTTTTGCTATTGCACAGAAAGGAGGACGCAGAATGGCGACCACAGACGCAAAAAAAGGCACAGGAGCCGCGAAAGGCACAAAGGCGAAGAAAGATACCACCTCAACCAAAAACGCGCCCAAAAAGCCACGTAAAGCCCCAAAACCAAAACCAGAGATGCCAGAGAACATCTGGGAAATGCTCCCGGACGAAAACAGCGAACAATATGCCAAGTTTGCAGCATACAGAGACATGGCATACCAGGGCGCACCGGAAACGGTGAATGACAAAGGAATCGCAACTTTTGGACGCAGGCTGAAAAAGCGAAGCATTCGCAGACTTGCCGCCGAGATGGGACTATCCGCCCGACCGCTTGAATTGCTATCGGTGAAATTTGACTGGCTAACCCGGTGCGAAGCGTACGACAAGGACATCGACCAGCGCTCACGCCAGGCACAGGAAGAAGCGGTCATAAAGATGCGAGAAGACCACGCGCTGCTGGGGGCGCAGATGATAAGAAAAGCCACAAAGCGTCTCCTTGTTATCCCGGAGGACCAAATATCCGCCGGCGATTTGATAAGGCTCGCAGACGTCGGGGTAAAAATCGAGAGGTTAAGTCGAGGCGAAAGCACCGAGAACCAGAACGTCAGCGGAACGCTGGCACACCAGGGAACGGTGAAGGTTTCCGTCGAAACGCAAGCCAACCTAAAAGACCTCTCGGACGAGGAGCTGGCACAGCTTGAACAATTACTGGGAAAAATACATCCAAAGTCCGGCGTTTGATGCCGGCGCCCTGCAGCACGCCATACAGCGAGAGCGAGCAGAGCGAAGCCTTGACGCATTCATTCAGCAGGCGTGGAGCGTTATCGAGCCAGGAACCACCTACATAGACAACTGGCACATCGGTCTCATAGCCGAACACCTGCAGGCAGTCAACGACGGAGAACTCCGCCGCTTGATTATAAACATACCACCCCGACACATGAAATCCATCGAAGCCACCGTCTGCTACCCAGCGTGGACGTGGACAAAGCGACCGGAGAAGCGCTTCATCAAAGTATCGTACAGCGACAGCCTCTCCCGAAAGCACAACATCCTATCGAGAGACATCATCCGAAGTCCGTGGTACCAGGAGAACTGGGGCGACCGTTTCACTTTGAAGGAAGACGTGAACCGCCAGAACGAATTCGAGAACAACCATCACGGAATGATGTACTCCACATCCGTCGGCGGTGCGATTACCGGTAACGGTGCGGACGTTATCATCATTGACGACCCGCAGAACCCACTCATGGCGAACAGCGAGACGGAGAGACAGAACAGTATCGACTTCTTCAAAAACACGCTGCAGACCCGACTAAACGACCCGAAGACCGGCGCATTTATCATCATAATGCAGAGGCTCCACGAAAACGACCTCACCGGATACATTCTCTCGGAACAACTCGGATACACCCACCTGTGCCTCCCGGCAGAAGCGCCAGAGCGCACAATTATAACCTTCCCCAAATCCGGACAGCAAATCATCCGGGAGGAAGGCGATATATTGAACCCGCAAAGGTTCGACAACGAAGTCCTCGCAGGACTTAAAAAGAGCATGGGAAGCCTGCAATACGCGGGACAATTCCAGCAGGTACCGGCACCGGCAGAAGGTGTCATATTCAAGCGAGAATGGCTGCAGTCCTTCTACAAGGACGGAGCTGCGCCAACCACGACCGACATCCAGTCGTGGGATATGGCATTCACAAAGAGTGAAGGCTCGGCAAAGGTCGCAGGCTTCGTCATGGGACGCAAGGGCGCCGACATTTACATCAAGGACCTGGTAAACGACAAGATGACCTTCACGGAATCGGTGGCAGCGGTGCGAACCCTGTCGGGCAAATGGACCAGAGCCAGAGCGAAGGTCGTCGAGAACAAGGCGAACGGACCCGCCATCGTTGACCTTTTGAAGAAGGAAATACCCGGAATGGTTGAATTTAACCCAAAAGGAAGCAAGGAAGAACGTGCAATAAGCGTAACGCCTTACTTTGAAGCCGGCAATATTCACTTCCCAGACCCGAAAACGCATCCGTGGGTCCACGATTTAATCAAAGACCTTTTGATATTCCCGAAGGGAACCTTCAAGGACACCACAGACGCCCTGGTTCAAGGTATTTTATACTTGATGGACAAACCGACAACGTCCGGACCGCCAACGTCCACAGCGCTGACAAAAAGCAGTTACTGGCGCGGAAAATAAGGCGAACATCATACAAGCACCGTGCAAGCATTATAAAAGCACACAACAAAAATTGCCTTAAACCTTAAACCTTAAACCTTAAACCGATTACCGATATACCTCAAACCTTACAAAAGGCAGACAGCACCCTATCGGGTGCATTTGCATACAAACCCGAAAGAAAGGAGGACACAATCCAATGGGCAATACCCTAAAAGAACTCGGTCGCCTCGGACAGAAACGATACGGCGGCTTTTTTTACGAAGAATTCCTCAAGGAATTACAAGGCAAGCGCGGAATCGCGGTCTATAAGGAGATGAGCGAGAACGACGACACCATCGGCGCAATACTCTTCTCCATCGAAATGCTAATCCGCCAAGTTTCGTGGGACGTGCAAGCCGGAGGAACGGAAGCAGCAGACGAAGAAGCGAAGGACTTCATTCTGTCGTGCATGGACGACATGAGCGACACCTGGAGCGACACCATCAGCGAAATTCTCTCCTTCCTCACTTACGGATGGAGCGCACACGAAATCGTCTACAAGCGCAGATGCGGAAAGAACAGAGACCTTCGCCTCCGCAGCAAGTACACCGACGGACTGATAGGCTGGCAGAAGTTACCCATCCGAAGCCAGGACACCCTATACGAATGGCAGTACGACGACAACGACAACATTCGAGGCATCATACAGAACCCGCCTCCCGATTTCGGATTTATCGAAATACCGGTCGAGAAGCTCCTGCTTTTCAAGACCAAGAGCCGCAAGGGCAACCCGGAAGGGCGCTCAATTCTCCGCAACGCGTACCGAGACTGGTACTTCAAGCGCAGAATACAGGAAATCGAAGGCATAGGCATCGAAAGAGACCTCGCCGGCTTCCCTGTTTTGACCGCACCCGAAGGGCTGGACATTTGGAACGCCGAGGACCCGGAAATGGTGGCAATTAAGAACGCCGCCGAAGCCATAGTGCAGAACGTGCGCCGCGACAGCCTCGAAGGACTGGTCGTGCCGAACGGATGGGAGATGAAACTACTCTCAACCGGAGGACAGCGCCAATTTGATACCGGCAAGATTATCGAAAGATACGACAGCCGAATGGCAATGACCTGCATGGCAGACTTCATCCTTCTGGGACACCAGAACGTCGGCAGCTTCGCTCTTTCAAGCGACAAAACGAAGATGTTCAGCATGGCAATAGGCGCATACCTCGATATTATCTGCGAAGTTTTCAACAACCAGGCAATACCGGCACTTATTGACATAAACGGCGACCACTTCTCCGGAATCACAGACTACCCGCAGCTGACCCACGGCGACGTGGAAGACGCGGACCTCGAAAAACTCGGCGATTACATCAGCAAGATGATAACCTGCGGAGCATTGGTACCGGACGAAGGGCTGGAAGACTTCGTAAGAGAGCAGGCAGGAATGCCGGAACGTCTCGAAGACTGGGACGACGCCGAAGACACATCCGCCAGCAACGGAGGAACAGACACAAACGGCAACCAACAGAACGCCACAACTACACCGCCCACCGACGAACCGCCAGACGGTACCGTCGGAGGCACAGCAGCCGAGGACGCAAAAGACCTCGAAAAAGCCAGAGCCGCACGACAACGGCTGGGGAGGCGAGACGGATGATGAAGCATACACGCAAACCACAACGGCTGGTAAAAGCCAAGACGAAGGCGCAGTATAATGCCCTTCACCGTCTCAATTCCTTTATTAACCGCAACAACCGAAAACTGGTGCGTTTTCTTATTTCGACCTGGAAAGACCAGAGCGCAGCAATTACCTACAAGGAACTGCGCGAATCCATCCTCGTCGGAACGCTCACAGAGGAAACCTTCAAAGAGTGGCAGAACGACTACGTCGTATTTTTTAACCGCTACCTCAAGGACATCCTCGCAAACGCAACCACCGCCGGAGGCAAAGAACTCGCGGCAGCACTTCTCTCCGGGAAGGACTTATACAAGCCTATGCTCACTGGCATAGACAACTGGATAACCGTCCACGGAGCCGAATGGATAACCCAGATGTCGGATGAAGCGAAAGAAGCCGTATCGTCAATGATACAGTACACCGCCAAAGGCAATATGACCGTTGACGAACTCGCGAGAGTTATCCGCCCGACCATAGGGCTGACCGAACCGCAGAGCATCGCCAACGTTCGCTTTTATGAAGAAACCAAAAAGCGACTGAAGGAGAAACTCATGGAGGCAAACCCCACCATGAAGGAAACCACAGCCGAGCGCCAGGCGGCAAAGCGTGCGCGTGAATCCGCCCTCCGATATGCCGGAAGGCAACACAGAGAACGCGCCCAAATGATAGCCGAGACGGAACTCGCCTACGCCTACAACAAAGGCGCAGACGATGCAATTCACCAAGCCCAGGACGAAGGACTACTGCCGAGAATGAAAGCAAAATGGAGTACAGCAGCCGATGAAGGCGTGTGCGGCATTTGTGCGGCTCTCGACGGCGTGGAAATCGACCTCGGCGACAGTTTCGACTACAAAGGCAAAGTCCTCTACGGAGGACAGAAGCAAACACCACCGGCACACCCGCGCTGCAGATGCGCGATTTGCTACGTGGAAGCAGACGACTAACACGAAAGGAGCCACAGGTCATGGAACAAGGAACTATCTCCGGAATTTTCAAAATACAGAAGCAAGACGACGACAAGCGTATCGCGTTCGGATGGGCGTACCAATGCAAGACCGCCGACGGAACACAATGCGTAGACCACAGCGGCGACATCGTCGACATTTGCGATATGGAAAAAGCCGCGTACCGTTTCGCCAAACTGTACCGAGACGGAAGCGACAACCACGAACGCGGTGGAATCGGCACAATGATAGAGTCGATGGTATTCACCAAGGAGAAAGCGGCAGCCCTCGGCATTCCCGAAGGAACGATGCCGGAAGGCTGGTGGGTCGGCTTTGAAATAACAGACGACGAAGTCTGGAAAAAGGTCAAAGACGGCACATACAAGATGTTCTCCATTGAAGGAACCGCGCAGCGCGTGGAAATTTAATCGATAGACCGAGGCGCGAGACCACTCCTCGCCCTTTGTTTATAAATCTCGCAGAAAGGAGGTAAAGACGCGATGCAGAAACTCGAAAATCTCGAAATTACAAAGGTGGCATTCGTCGAGGCTGGCGACAACAAGAAGGCGGACGTTCTTCTCTTCAAGAGTAAACCTGCAGAACCAGGCATAGACCCGGCACCTGCAGCAGAACCGCCCGTAATCGAAGCAACAGCCGCAGAAGCGAACGTCATGAAGCGCGTACTGCTTGCCATTGGTAAAGCCTTCGGTTTTGACAAGGCTGAAAGTACGGACCCCGAAGGCACACCGCCTGCGAACAACCCAAATCCTGCCGGCAATGAACCGGCAAACAAATCGAAGAAAGGAGTCGATACAGATATGAAAATCGACAAGAGCAAACTCACAGCAGAGGAACTCGCCCAGTATGAAGCTATCGTAGCAAAGGCTGGCACCGAGGAACCCGCAGCAAACGACCCCGCACCTGCTGGCAATGAGCCTACAGGCACCAACACCGACCCTGCTCCTGCACCTGCAGGTAATGAACCCGCCGGCAACGACGACGGCGATGGCGACATTTACAAGGGTCTCCACCCTGCCGTAGCGGCAGAATTGAAAGCGCTCCGCAAGAGAGCCGACGATGCAGAAGCTCGCGAGCTTGAAGGCGTAGCAAAGAAATACGAAATCCTCGGCAAAAAGCCGGAGGAACTCGCAAAGACTCTCAAGTCCCTCAAGGACGCAGGCGGCACAGCCTACGCTGATATGATTAGCGTTTTGGACTCGTCCCTTGCAGCCGTTGAGAAGTCCGGCACTTTTACCGAAATCGGCAAGTCCGGCTCCGGTACACCCGACGCATGGGCGCAGATTGAGAAGCACGCCGACGAAATCTTGAAGGCTGCTCCTACTATGACCCGCGCACAGGCAATCGACAAAGCGTGCGACCAGCACCCCGACCTCGTAGCGGAATACGAGAAAAACAGATAAGGAGGAACGAATATGTACTTCGGAACAACCATCAATGACACCGCAACTATCGTGGGCAGCGCAACTGCAGCCCTCAAGGATGCGGAATTTCTCGCTGCCAAGTTTGACGCAAACGGCGGCATCGTAAAAGCCAGCGTTGCTGGCGAACACATCCTCGGCTTGCTTCCTGCAGAGCAGGGCAACGTTGAGGCAGGCAACGACGTGACCGTTCAAATCAAGGAATGCGGTCTCTGGAAGGCTGGCGCTGCCGTTGCAGCAGGCGCTGAACTTACCACAGACGCAAACGGTGCGTGCGTAACCGCAACCGCAGGCGACTTCATCGCCGCTGTCGCTCTTGAAGCCGCAGCAGCCGCTGGGGACGTTATCAAGGTTCAAATCATCAAAGCAGGCTACAAGCCCGCTGCTGAATAAGCGAAAGGAGACTAACCCACCATGAAAATGACAAATGCAAGCATCCAGTCCGCCATTGCGAAAGGCTGGAAGCCCAACAATTACCTCACCAATCTGTCGATGGCTCATTTCGCCAACCCGGCAGACTTCGTGGCTACGAAAATCTTCCCGATTTGCCCCGTAGCCCAGAGCGCAAGCTACTACTACAAATTCAGTAAGGCAGACCTTGCTCGCGACAACGTGAGCCGCAAGCCTGCCTTCGGCAAGGTTCAGCCTGCCATTATGGGACAGACTGACGACACATACAAGTGCGAGGTTGACCAGATTATTGTCGGCATCGACCAAATCGGAACCCTCGACTTCCAGAGAAGCCACGCTCCCGGCGTTGCTGACCCTCGTAAAGCAAAGGTTCGCTTCGCAACAGAGCAGATGCTCCTTCACCAGGACATTCTCTTTGCAAAGAACTTCTTCCACGCAGGCGTGTGGGCTAACGAGTACAGCGGCGTAGCCAGCAACCCTGGCGACAAGCAATTCTTGAAGTTTACTGATGCGAACTTCGACCCCGTCGCTTTCTTCGATACTCTCAAGACCAGCATCAAGAAGAACGGCAGACGCACTCCTAACAAACTCGCCCTCGGCGTTGAGGCTTTCAATGCCCTCAAGGTTCACGGCGACATCGTAGAGCGCGTGAAGTACACCGGCAGCAGCGCAAATCCTGCCATCGTAAACGAGAAGGTTCTCGCCGAACTTTTCGGCATCAAGGAAGTCGTAGTGCTTGAATCCACCTACAACGCAGCCGGCATCGGTGGCGAGGACATGGAATTCATCTGCGACCCGAAGGGCGCACTTTTGTGCTACGCAACAGACGCTCCCGCCATTGACGAACCTTCTGCCGGTTACATCTTCACATGGGATATGCTCGGCAACGGTCAGCCTGTGGCTTTCGACCAGTACGAAGGCGAAAAGGGTACTCACAGCGAATTCATCGAAGGCTTGATGTCCAGCGACATGAAGAAGACCTGCGACGACCTCGCAATTTACCTCAAGGACTGCGTATAAGAAGGAGGAACAGAGATGAACAGCTACATCGCACTAAAAGCAACAACGCTCAACGGCGTGGATTACGCCGCAGGCGCGACTATTCCTGCTGACGCTGTTCTCCCTTCCCGCGTTCCGGCTCTTATTAGAACCAAAACCATCGCAAAAGCGGGCGACGTTTCCGAAGACGCCGTAAAAGGCGCAGAAACGCCCCAAATTCACGCAAACGAAGTCGAAGGGGTAGATTTACCCATTAAGACCGAAAACGGCGTGCTGACGCTTTGTGCGAGCCGTGAGGACATCGTGAAAGCGGTGGAAACAATGCAGATGAAAGCAGAAGACGCTATCGAGGCAATAAAAACCATCGAATCGGAAGACGCTCTCATCATCATTGACGCCTGCGACAGCAGAGCAACTGTCAAGAAGGCAGTCAAAGCCAGAGCAGAAGCGCTCCAGGCTGCAGCCGAAGACGAAGACGACAGCAACCAGGGAGACGGAAGTGAGGACGAAACCGCCGGCGAAGGCGGTGAGGAATAATGGCAAGAGCCACCTTCACATACGACCCGACAAAAATCGGGGAATACGGCAAGGACCGTATGCGTTTTGAACTCGGCGACACCATCGTGGAAGGCGAAGGACAGGCGGCGGCACTTTCGGACGAAGAATACGAAGCGGTTATCGCAGCCAACCCCGGCAAGTGGAAGCGTGCGAAGCTGGCTCTCATCGAGAGCATCATGCGACGCTTCTCGTACGAAGTGGACGAAAAGGTCGGTCCCCTTACCCTTTCGCTTCGCCAGCGATATGACAGCTGGAAAGCAATGTACGACCAACTGAAAAAGGAGGTCGCAAATTGCACGGTTCCGAGCGCGAATCCTTCAGCCATTAACGGCGGGCATTACTTCTACGAAGGAATGCACAACAACCCATCCGCCGGAGGCACAGAAAAGCGAGGTGGTCGCCTTGTTTGATAGACCAGGATACAACCGCCCGGAAAATCTCTGGAAGGATTTCACGATTGACAATAAGACCGAAACCACCACCAGCCGAGGCAGAACAAGGGAGAATTATAACGGCAGCGAGCCGGAATTCATCCACGCCATACTCTGCGGAGCCACGCCAGAGCAGAAACTACAGTACAACCAGATGCAGCACCCGATAACCCACGTCATAAGTCATAGGGGCAAACCGAAAGCCAAAGAAGGCGACCGGTTGATGCTCAAAAATCGCGCGTTTTATGTGCAAGGCGTGGACGACCCAGGCGACCAAGGACTCTGGACCCTGTACTACTGCGAGGAAAGGAGTGGCATCCATGACGGAAATCAACTTAAATCAACTGGAAGCTGAAATGCAAGCACGCATTCAGCAAGCCGTGAAGGACACCAACACGCAGGCGAAATCCTGCGCAGTTAGAGCATCAAACGAACTGCGAAACGCTGCGCTGAATGTCCTCCGAGGACAAAGAAGCGGCAGAGTTTACAAAAAACCGCACTCGAAAGCAACCTACACGGCATCGGCACCCGGAGAACCGCCTGCGGTTCGTACCGGAATGCTACGAATGAGCTGGGGTATGAAAGCCACAGGCGACGGCAAAGGAAACTACGCCGCCGGCATTTATACCGACGTACCGTACGCCGAGAAACTCGACGAAGGAACGCCCGGAGGCAAAATCAAACCCAGACCATACAAGGAGAGAATCATAGAGACCGCCAAACCGAAGGTCCTGCAGATTTTCTCCACTTTGAAATGAGAGGAGGAACGCTATGTCGATTTTAACGACCAGCAACAATACCGCTTTTGACAAAAGCAAAATCGCCAAGGGAGACCTCGTAAGAGCGAAATACAAAGGCTGGGACGAAGCAATAAACGGCATCGTCGCCAAGGTGACGGACAGCGAAATCCGCGTCCTCTACATCGGAACAATTCGTAACGTAACGAATTACTTCACCATCAAGGCGGAGGAGGTGCAGGCAGGCGCATGGGAAATCTCATGGAGCCATGACCTCACCCAGACCGAGACGGAGGGCGAGAACAATGACGCTTGAAGACCTTATTTATAGCCGACTGACCCAGAGCGCCGACCTCCAGCGTGCGCTCGCGGCTTACGGTGAGGCGCCGGCGGTTTTTTACATCACGGCGCCAGACGATAAGGCGTCCGGGTGGAACGAGCGAAAGCAATACCCGCGCATCGATTACGTGGTCGACCTGCAGCGCAACCCGGAACGAAAGACAAGCGGCGTCCTCACCCTCAACATTATCTGTGCAGAAGACGGAATGCCGCCGGAGGAGTTAGAGCCTACCGTACGAACGCTCCTCTGCGGCGTATTCCT